CATGGATGATTTCTTTGAGAAACCATTTTCCATCATCAGTAACTTTGCAAATAGTAATAGCAGTCTCATCTAAACGCTTCTTAGCATTAGCGGCTTGTTTGGCAACCTCCTCGAATCCCGCAAGGTCAACAGCAATGAAATAGCTTCCATGTTCAGGTTCTACCCCGTATTTGATCCACTCTTCCTTAAAGATGTCCGAACCCGCATTGGTGAAAGAAGCCATAAACTCTTGTTTAAAAGCAAAGGTACTCAGGGTCTTTTTAGCGGAATCTATCTCTGCTTGGTCAATCAAGGGGTTATCAGCAGTGGTGAAGTGCCAAGACTTCCAATCAGGGTCATCTTCACTTTCACCCAACTTAAAGGTGTCGTAGAACCAATTTCTACCCTTGGGAGTGCCAATAAAGAGTGCTCTACCCCGTTTATCAGACAAACTAGCCCTGATGACCTGTTCCCATGCTTCAGGTTTGATGTCAGCAACCTCGTCTAGTACAGCATAGGTCAATGAGACTCCTCGTAGGGTATCAGGTCTATCCGCACCACGGACGTAGATTCTTGCCCCGTTTATCAGGGTAATGTCTAGGTTGTTCACATGGGAAGACTGAATAACCTCTCTGCCAAGGTCTAGCAGTAAGTCCCAAATGATCTGTCTTGATTGTCCCATAGTAGGACTCACATAAAGAACCGCAGAGCCTTGTGGACATTTGAGTCCTTCAATCAGTAGGGTAACTGCCGCCATTCGGGACTTACCGCATCTACGCCCAGCAGCCACAACCTTGAATCTCGTTTTGTCGGCAAAAACTTGCTGTTGCCAGGGAAGGAGACTAAAGTTCAAATCAGCCATCAAAGTACTCCATGTTAGAAGGCTCTATCGTAATAGAGTCACTCTCGAACCAATCATCTCTACTTAAGAGTTCTGTCACCAAAGTGGCGATATGGTCTTTAGGAACGAGAAACGTATTCTTGCTTAGATAATTAGGCTTGTGAACAGTAAGAATCCAATTAACCATACTTAGCCTCTACGTCTTCAGGTTGTTCATCAACTACCATTGGCTCTTGTCCTAAACCAGTGATATTTATGGTTACAGCACTTCTCTGAGACTTATCCTTTTCAAACAAAGAAACAGGGAGAGTCCTATCAAGACACATCTTAAGGGCTACCAATTGATGGGGATGCTCATCATTAAGGGCTATCTCTATCACCTTCTGAGCCACATCCTTACCTCCACTCCTAATCATCAACTCCTTTAGCTCCTTCAAGCGTTGATGGTCTGTCTTAGGCAGTACAGCAGGTGGGTTGTCAGCAAACCTCTGTATGGTCATCTTGACTGAACCCTTTGGTCTTCCTCTTCCTCTTTTTTCCATTTTCTCCTCCTTGGAATGGATAGTTCATTTTAGCTTTTTCAGAATGGGGGATGTACCACAAATATCTACCAACCCAACCTACCCCCTCCCCCCCCTGTGTTTCCATACAGCATAGGGTTTCTACTACTGTACAAGCAGCCAGTACTGTCTATCCATACACCAGGGTTTCCCTTACTGTTTATTTAACCAGGTAAGCTGCCTAGAAGGTTATGCGTTTTTTGCATAATGTTGTGAGAGTCTTCGATGCACCTTTTCAGTAGTACTTGAATTTCCATTTGGTTCTATCTATCCCTATCTATCCTCTCTACTATCCCTTACATAATCCTCTGTTTAGGGTTGTTGTTTATTCCCGACATAGTTAGTAACTAACCCTAGTCTATCAAATGGTTCATCTATCCTATAACCTAATGAATGCAAATGTTGGTAGAGGGCTAATAGGTTTTCGAACCCTTGGGAAATATTCCCTTGTCCAACTGTTAACAGGATTTGTCGTTTTGGGTTGTCTAGTTTTCTGCGGAATTGGATTGTGTCAATTTTGGGAGGTCTAGACATTCTTAAACCTTAAAAGAATTAAATTAAATTAATTGTACTTTATTAGGGTTTGTCCCTATGTTTTTTTTCTTTTTTGTTGCTACTATATCTATACGTTCAAGGTGAACGGGTAACTTAATAGGCTTCAAAATGACCACTTTATTTAAGCTCGAAGAACATTTAATGTTTTTGTTGGTAGAAGACAAGCTCTGTTTTTCAGAGGGTGACTGGGATCGCTTAGAGCAAATTCGCCTTGCAATAGATGACACTCAAGATCAGATCGCAAAACTTCAAAAGGCTTCACAATGAAAAACACTTTTTTAGACTATCTCACTGCTATTGTCATTGGCCTAATGCTTTGCATAGGGGCTTTGCATTACTTTGACGTTTTAACCAAATAAGGGGCTAATTATGTTTTGGACAGAATCACTTGGTCGCATTGAATTGCAGATCACTAAAAAGCAAGCTTTAACCTGCAGCCATGCGGGACAATGTGACGTTGACGTTGAAGCTTTAATGAAAACCCCTTCTATTGCCCGTCAACTTAAAAAGCTTGATCCCGCCATTGTGGCGGCTTGCCTTAAAGAGTACGGGGCATGGAATGATCAGGAATTAAGCAATCACAATGACAATTTAACCCGCCTTTTATGGTGCGCATGTTGCGATATCTCCGAAGGCAATATTTAACTTTTCTTTTTATAGGTGTCAACATGAAATCATATACAAATCAAGAGATCAACGATCTAGCGGGTTCTACCCTTGATATTGCTTGTGCGTTTATTCAAGAGCAATTAAATGTGGAAACGGGAGATTTAGCGGGTTTGTTCTTTTCAGGTAATAGAAAAGAGATTATCGAATCTATCTTTGAATCTTATATCAGAAGCGAGATAGGGGCAAAAAATGAAGCTTGAAACAATCTCACTTTGTGGCGGGTTCAATGGTCTATATATGCCACACCCATTAGGACGGGAAAAGTATGGCTATTTTTTGATTACCGATTCAATGGGTGAACAACCTCCCATTGTTGGTCAAAAATGCGCTATAGGTTGGTATACAGACGATGCTCAATTCTTGGGTTATCTAGACGTTGACCAATGGGAACAATTGTAATTTTTTAACTTTTTAATAGGTGTCAACATGAAAAATCCTTACAAAATGATCCTTCAAAATGAAGGTTTGCCATATAAAACACTTTTGGGTACGTCATCCACTAAAACTGTAAAAGGGGAAAAGCTTGGTTTTCTAACCGCTATCCTCTATCTAACGCCTGACGACAATATTTGTGCAATGGCTAGACTAGCGGGTTGCATGGAGGGTTGTTTATACTCATCGGGTAGAGGGGCTTTTAATTCGGTTCAAAACGCTAGAAAAGCGAAAACTGATTTTTGGTATGCCAACCAAAGGGCTTTTTTACTCTCTTTTTGTGCGGACGTTTGGACATTGCATCGTTCTGCAGCAAAATCAAATCAGAAGCTTTTAGTGCGTCCAAATGGCACAAGTGACATCCCTTGGGAGAATTTTAAGGTTTTGGATGACAAAACCATTTTCCAATTGTTTCCCGATGTCCAATTCTATGATTACACAAAGCATCCCTCTAGGAATTTGGTTGGCAAAACACCTGGTAACTATGATTTAACGTATTCATTCTCAAGCATTACCCCAAAACCGATTTCAATTAAGGGATTGACCAACAAAAATAATTCAAGGGTTGCGGTAGTGTTCCAAAGAAAAGAGGATATTCCCACAAGCTTTAGGGCTTGGGAGGTTATTGATGGGGATGACACCGATGTTAGGCACATTGAACCCAAAAATGTAGTTGTTGCCCTTTATGCTAAAGGTAAGGCTAAAAAGGATCATTCGGGTTTTGTTCAAATTAAAGGTGTTCATTATGCATAAATATCAATTGGCAATAGAAAACTATGAATTCTCATCAAAAGATAAATCAAAAGCCATTATGAACATAATAAAACATTATGAAGGGGTTATTGATGACGCTAGTAACTCAACTATTTATTTTGGTTTTCCAGATGAGTTAAAACAATTATGCGTCAATGGTTCATTGCATGAAATTGGTGTTTGCTGCGATCTCTGGATTGAAGGGGTTAAAAAATGAAATTTTACAAAGCCATTTTAGATTCTAGGCGTTTTCAATTTGAAGCTTATGCAGAAAATGAAACATTAGCCAAAGAACACCTAAAAAAAGGATTAAATAATCACGCCAAGGATTATCAAATGCCCCTTGATTGGTGGCATGAATATGGAGGGGATATTTATGTCATTCAAATTGAAATCGGTAGACCAGATTTTAATTCATGCTATCGGGATAATAACTTAATATTGGAGAGAAAATGAAACAAGTTGAAATTGCCTACACAATAACTCAAAGCGAGATATTAACTAGATGCTTAATTCTCGCTATTACCGCACCAACTGACGAAAAAGCGCAAATGGCTAGTGATTTAGCAGAAAAAATAGCCCAAGGTTTAACCAAAAAACAGGTTAACCAATGCAAGAAAAAAGCCCTTGAACTATTGGAGGATGCATGATCTATGCTTGTGTTGCCCTAATCCTTCGAATACTTAGCGGAAAACGCTAGCTTCAAGCCCTCTTCGGAGGGTTTTTTGTTGCCTAAAATTTAAGCCCTCAGTGGCTTTTTTTCATTGGATGCATAGTTGGTATGCATCGACACCAAAAACACGCTCAAAACTCGTTTAAATCGATCCTAGAGGGCATTTTGTTGTCCATCAATAGACGGATTGTCTCGTTTAGTGCTGCCAACTCGTCCATTTTGTAGACATTCCATAGTCTGCGTTGACCATGAATCCCGTTCACCGATCCTCTGTGGCAATCTGCACAAAGTGGCATTGACGTAAACCATTGACCTTGATTTATCTCATGGCATTCGCTTGGGGGGCTTGCCTGGCAAATAATGCAGGGCATGAGTTTAATTTTGGCAATATGCAACCTTTCACCTGCGCTAGGTTTGGGTTTATTCTTTGATTGCATTATTGGGTTGCTTTAACTTCTAATCTAGCACTATATTGTTGGGTTCTCCAAACCTCTATTTTGGCTTGTGCTGCGGTCATCATCCAACGATAGGTTTCCTCTTTTTCTACCGCTTCCCTAATTCCCTCCAGTATTTGAATGTATTCGGGGTGAGCATAAGCAAAGGTTTCCTGTTTGCCAAGAACCTCAGTCCCTGCTTGGCTTGCCAGTTGGGCCTTGCGGGACTTGCGGAACTCTTCTAAAAACATCCTGTCAGCCTTGCTTTTTGCATACAAAGGTGCGGTGTCGATTAGGTATTGGATAGCTTTGGTTGGTTCGTTCATACATCCTCTTGCTTGTAGTTCAGTTTGTGATTCTGAAACCGCATGGCTGCCTCAATGTCTAACTCTTTGAATTGTTCATCAGAGAATAGCCCAATGACGTTTCTGCCCTCAAACCAAACCTCTTTGATCGACTCGTTATAGGTTGTCTCTCCATCGTTTTCATACTCATAAACGACAGTAACGATTTCACTACCTGCACCTGTAGTTGTGTCAAATTCCCAAGTTTTTTCCATGATTCACTCCTGTTAAAAATTAAATGTTATTCCTGTTTTGGAATGTTTTGAATAGGGACTTACCCTTAGATAAGCTCTTCTTTAACCATTACTTCTACCATGCCAACAGTCCCGTAAACCTTCGTAGAATGAAGTGAGACTATTTGGCTGTCATTTACAAAAACAATTCCTCCCATGCCATCAAAAATTGCCTTACAGAAGTTATCTATGTCACTTTTCTTTGTTGGGCGTTCCTCTCCTGATAAACAGGCTTGGGTTCGCTTTTTACTGTAACTAGCGGGAATCGGTAAGGTTATGTAGATGTACGCTCCCACAGGGGTTTCTAGGGGTTCGCTACTGCCCATTGCTATTTGTGCTGCTTCTGCTACCTTAGTTTCATAGTCAACAGTAGTTTTAGGACTGTAAGTTGATACGAATTTGCCCCTTCTAGCAAACCTTGGCCTACCCTTGGGTACTGGTGTTCCTTCAACCATAAAGTTAACCATGAAGCTCATAGTAATGTTCCATCTTTAATTCTGTTCATAAACTCTCGGATTCTGTCTCTAGCACCTATGCCATAAATTCTTTCAGCTCTCTCTAATCTGCCACGCACAAAGTCTCTATCTTTGTTTGTCTCCCAAGTGCGGTAGAGTTCCCTTGCTTCTGCTTGCTCTAGGATTACTCTGTCGCTTGGGTTTTCTTTATTGCGTCTACTCCAAGTCACCAGTAAGCTCCAATGCTTTGTTTATCAGGTGAAGTGGTGTAGGTACGCCTTCACGCACCTTGTCTAGTAGCTTCATTGCTTCATAATGACTCACTTAGGATTCTCCATGCTGTTGCAGCGCACAATGGGACTTGTCCATTTCCAATGGCTTTAAGTCTGTCCACCCTGTTGGCCACCCCATCAACCATTCGTACAGGTTCGGGTTGATTGAATGTGGAATGTGAGTCCCATTCTTGATTGCATTTTTGTACGCTCCAGAACCGCCTACATTCCCGCCTCCAGTTGGAGTCGTTGGTGTTGGCCAAGTTGAAATTCTTTTCTTCAAGGCTTTTCTGCTGTTGCTCCCACCATCTAATCCTGTTGTGTTGGGCGTGTGAAAGAAATTTTGGTTGTCTGGCAACAATCCAGATTCGCTTCCTTTCATGCTTCGCTCCAATGTCTGATGCTCCCAACACTCCCCATCTCGCATCAAACCCCATTGTGGCCAAGTCTCCGAGAACTCGTCCAAGTCCCCTAGAAGTGAGCATTGGGCTGTTTTCCACGAACACGAATCTGGGCTGTACTTCGTGAATGACCCTTGCCATTTCTCCCCAAAGTCCTGACCTTTCTCCGTCAAGTCCTGCGCCTTTTCCTGCGGCAGAAATATCTTGGCATGGAAATCCACCTGAGATGACATCGACTTTTCCTCTCCAAGGCTTTCCATCGAATGTACAAATGTCGTCCCAGATAGGGAATCTAGGTAAGAATCCATCAGCTTGCCGTTGCAATAAAACTCTGCGTGGGTAATCTTCGATTTCAACGGCACACACAGTTCTCCATCCGAGCAAATGTCCTGCAAGGATTCCTCCCCCCCCCCCCCCAAAAAATACCAACCCAT